CTAGGAAAGGAGAAAGCAAATTATGGCTAACACTTATGATTTTACGGTTGCTTCTCAGGGTGGCGCTAATCCTCCCTGGGATCGTAGTAACGATATGTTCATCCTGAAGAAAAGGCTGGACGTGTCTAGTGCGTTGATTACTTCGACGCTTGGGGCTGACGATACCTATCAGATGTTCGATATTCCGGCGGATACCTACGTTTTGGCTTGCTGGCTGAACGTGATTACCCCCGAGACTACGAATGCCGCTACGGCGACTATGTCGATCGGCGTCCCCTCGGAAACTGCTGCATATCTCACACTGACCACACTGGCTACAGCTGGAGCGGTTGGAGAACTCAAGGCTGGTACCGCTGCGTACCACGCTCTGGCTGGACGGTTCTATGGATCTGGAGCCACCGAGTCGGATACTGTTGCAGAACGTGTCATCTCTTGTACCGTTGCAGCCGCAGCGTTTACCGAGCTGGTGGTTGATGTGTATGCGCTGTGCTTCAGGATGGATGGATAAGGAATAAACATGGGGTCAGGGTAATACCTGGCTCCTTCACTATCCTCTCGCGGGTAGGCTCCACTTGCTCAGTCCCGTATTGGATGAAAGGAGTATTAAATTATGGCAAGACATGAACAGTTTAGTGTGAACGAACTTACGGTTAACAAGATCCTCTCCCCCGGTGGAGCAAACATCACCCCTGGGGCTAACCCTTCTGGTGGCATGGATTACTATGTTGAGAACAACTACGGTGGTGATAGCAATGATGGGCTCTCCTGGAGTACCCCTCTCAAAACTCTGGCCGCAGCTATTACCCTGAGCAACACCTATGTTGGTGCTAGTTCAGCTGGATGGGCGGCACGTAACAGGATCTTCTATCGGGCTGACAGCGAGACTGCTGACATTGTTATCCTTCCGGCAAAGTGTGATATCATTGGTGTTGGTTCATGCGACGCTTACCATATGGCAAGTATCAAGGGAAACCACGTGCCAATCACCGACCATTTTGGTTGTCGATTCTTCAACGTGCGATTCAAACCAGCCGATGCTTCCGGGATCGGGTGGACCCTGACCGCTGCATCCAACGGGCTCGGATTCTATGGTTGCCAGTTTGTTGGAGTTGAGAGTTTAAAGGTGTATGACAATGCAATCAGCGCAACTGCTTGTGAGTTACTTACCATTGATGGTTGTGATTTTGATGGAGCTTTCACTGGAGATGTTATTGCTATCGGAGCCGGTAATGCGTCCGGGCTGAAGATTGTTAATAATAACATTCGTGGTGGAGCCAATGATGGTATTGTAATTGGAGCGGCTACATATACAAGCATTAATAGTTTGCCTATAATCAAGAACAACACTATCCAGGTTGCAGGTTGTACGATTAGCGATACTCCCCAAAATGCGATTACCGTGGGGAACTACCTGATTTCAGCTGCGGCAACTGGTACAGACTCTGTCAACGCCAATGCACGTTATTCTGCTGGAAATTGGTATGTTGATGCTACTAAAGCTGGACCTTGGCCAGTTCTTGACAACACGTAAGATTAACCCCCTTCTCCAGAGAGAATCAGGTCTGTCCTGCTCTTCTCTCTGGACCTCCTTTAAGGACGTACGATGGAAATGATTCAGTGTAGAAAATGCCTTTGCACCCAAGAATACAAGGGTGAGAAATGCGTAGTCTGCGGTAAACCATTTCTTGGTCCGTATGTTCATGAAGTAAAGAAACCCAAACGATCACGTAAAAAGAAGGAGGAGTAATGACTTCCGCTGAATATCTAGCATCTATTCGTCAGTGGCTAAATGACGAAGTTGCGACTACCTACAAGTGGACCAATGCTGAGTTGATTAACTATATCAACTACTCATTCGATGAACTGGCTAGAGACTCTGAATACTTTAAGGATGGGTACACTAGCGCGATCGCTGAGATCACTCTCGTTGCTGGCACTACCGACTATGCACTTGATTCGCGAATCACGAAGATCAACTCGGTCAGATTGGCTGGTGAGACGGTAGACCTTGAAAGCATCTCCATGCACGATCTTATGGACTACATATCCACCTGGAGGTACAAGGGATCGCTCTATGGAGCAGATATCTCCTTTGCTGATAGCGGACCAGATACTATCGTGTCTGTTACTACCGACCTTAGAGATGGTGACTTTGATGCTGCTGGGTACATTGAGATCACCGGATGTGTGACTGCTGCAAACAACAAGGTAGTCCTGACCACGGCTGTAGCTGAGCACTTGATTACGCTGGATGCTGCTGCCACACTAACCACTCGTGTTGCTGGCGATCCCATCCTGCTTAGGGCGGTCAACGTGGGTACTCCCACCAAGTACACGTTGGATTATAGAGATGGTTACATTACGCTCTATCCAACACCAGATGCAGCTAGCAAGCTGTTCATGCATGTTGACAGGTGGCCTTTGACTCCCTGGACTACAGCGAACTATGCAACAGAGACAATCCCATTCAATGCACACTACCATCAAGAGCTGGTACATGGCCCTGCCTCTATAGCATATCTCAAGTCTGGTCCTTCGACATTCAATGTTGATAAAGCCTCCATTCACAAGGGCGAGTTCACCTTGCTTAAGAAGAAAGTCAAACGCGATCTGATCAACCTTAGGGGTAGGTCATCCAACCTTTCCCCTGCCGCTGGAGCTATGTAATGGCCAACCCAACTATTAGGTCCAAGTCTCATGCGATAGAAGGGGTGCGGTTAATCCCAGAGATGGACTATGTACCCTTCCAAGGGGGCATGGATACCTACCATGAGATCTATCAACTCCCGTTATCTGGATACTCTAACATAACAAACTATCGCCCTATGCGTCCAGGGTATCGAAAGCGTAAGGGGGCTCTTAAACTTCACAGCACGCCAGATGGATCTAACAAGGCAATGTCGATGTATATGTTCTCTAAGGGCAAGCAATCGTCCTTGGAGTTCTTTGCCCAGATGTCAGATGGGGATGTATTAAAGGCTACCAATAACCCTCCTGCTGTAACAACTGGCGCGTTTGGATCTGCTGTATATACATCAGCCACGCCCTCAACCATGCTACCAGCTTCCTGGGCCATCATCAACGATCGAATGATGTACGCTGATGGTACCAATTGCGGAAAGATATACTCGTCTACCAGCGAGAAGGTGGGCGGGTTCATCGTATACAAAGGAGCCGAGGCTATACCGGTAATCCCCACCAAGGGTGAGGACTGGACGCTCCAGGTAATAGATGATTCACTCACTACCTATGCTACTGTTGGATCACTGGCTACCCTTGCTGCATACGATTGTCTGTACATCAAAACAGATACCCCCGCAAACACGTTTAATTTCCTCTTCAGTGCACTCAACGTCACTGCCGCAGCATTCCAGTTGCACTATTGGAACGGAGACTGGACGGCAACGTCAGGCTTCTCAGATGGTACCTCTGCTGCTACCTGTGGGTTCGGTCAACCAGGAGCAATGACATGGGCAGACACGACCGATCATCGTCCACACTATATGTTTGGACAACCAGGATATTGGTATCGCTTATCCCTTGCATCTGGTGCCCTTAGCGCTGGTGCTCAGGTGTGCAGCGTAACCTACAACTCTAGTTGGAACTCTATCCAGAACGTGTGGGATGGAATCCCTCTACCTGCTATCGAAGGCTATGTGTATAACGCTACCGATACCACATACGCGTTCTATGCCACCTCCTCTCTCCAAATCGGGGGTATGACATCCACTGGTAAGTACTACTTCAACTCCAAGTATCCTGTCATCGGGATGTACGTGTCTGTGGGTAGTGTGCCTAATGCTACTGATGCCACCACCATTACTATCAAATACTGGAACTCTACATCCTTTGCTGCTGTAGCTGGTACATCCGATGCTACTACCGAGGACTCCAAGTCCCATGCTAAGGATGGATGGATCACCTGGAACCACCCCACCGATGAACAGCCCACCATGTTCCAGTCTGCTGAATACTTTTCTTATTGGTACGAGGTGTCGTTCGACAAGACCCTCACTGACGATATGTCTATCAGCGTGGAGGTTATGCCTTATCTCTCAATGGATGACTACGGTAACTGCTTGGCCCTATCCACCTTCAAGACACGCATGGCATATGGATACAAGTATCTCCCTGGATATGTATTGCTCTCTGCTGGTATCAACCCAATGACACTCGAAGGTTCGGATGCTATCATCCGAGACATTGGAGATGGGAGAGCTAACGACATCACCTGTATCAAGAAGTTCTACAATGAAATAATCGTATGGCAGGCAGAGAAGGGTAAGGATGGTGGGTGCACTACCCTCGTTGAAGGATATGACAAGGACACCATTGGGATCAGGTTGATCTCCACCAGATATGGAACCTTCTCGGCTAAGTCAGCAGTGGTGGTTGAGGACGTACCATTCGGTAGCTCGCTCAACGTGTCAGGTGCAGGAGAGCTGTCATCCTCGCCAAAGAGGGCTACAATAGCTTTCTTCCTCTCACGAGAGGGAGTTTTGATGACAGATGGCAAGGACGTTCATGTGGTCTCTCAGGTCATCCGTAACTACTTTGACCCCACCGATTCCGATTGCATCAGGAGGGGATACGAGAACGAGCACTGGATAGACTATGATTCCACCTATCAGGTAGTGAAGGTAGGATTAGTCACTGGGGCTTCAGCTACGCTACCCAACACATTCCTTATCTACGACATCCTCAACGGATCTTGGATGAGAGATGTAAATGCTCAGGCGTTCTCCTGCCACACTGAGACTGAGGCTGCTTCAGGGCAGTTTCCTGTGGTTCAAGTAGGTGGTGGTACTGATGATGGAACGATCCATCTACTCAACACTGGACTCACTGACAATGGCACCACTATAACATGTAGGGCCAAGATGGAGTTCGATGGTCGGGGACATAACTTGCATATTGAGGAGGTAGTTCTTCGATCGTCAGGTAATTTATCAATCATACCATATACAGAGAATGTTCCGGGAACAACAATCGCAATTACAGCATAGGAGGATTTATGTCTACCCAATTTACACGATATACTAGTTACAACCAGTATGTTCATGACGGTACAATTAATCTCAATAAAACGGGCAAGGTGATGCTGGCCTTGGTCACCAGCGAGTACGTGTTCAGCGCGGCTCATACCATCTTCGATAATGGGGCGGATGACGCGACAGATCCTTCCCATTGTGAAGTGGCTACAGGCGATGGTTACACCACAGGTGGCGCGGCGCTGGCCTCACTGTCTGTGAATACCACCCGGTTCGATAGTGCAGACGTAACATGGACGGGATTGACCAAGACATTCAGAGGCGCAGTACTCTTTATCAACGATACGGTCGGTGGGGTTGCAAAGCCCCTGATCGGATACGTGCTGTTTGATTCTACCCCGGCAGACATCTCCATTACCGGTGGCGACTTTACCTGCCAGGTGGCAGCAGCGGGCTGGATCTCTTACACGTAAGGACCTGTAGATGGCCGTAGACGACGCATATACAACTAGTTTGCTTCATTTCGATGGAGACAATGGCGGCACCACATTCACGGACGAGAGCGGGAAGACGTGGACCGCCGTCGGCAATGCCCAGCTCGATACCGCGCAAAAGAAATTCGGCACGGCTGGTGGCTTACTTGATGGGGCGTCTGGAATTTCTACCCCGAACCACGCTGACCTGAACTTCGGCAGTGGTGACTTCTCGATTGACTTCTGGATACGAGCGGCAGCGGCAGGACAATCCAACTGGTCGTGTATCTATGAAAAGTTTAACGTAGCAACAAGTCCTGCTTCTCCGGTCGCTATTGCTATAGCGCCGGGGACGTATAATCTTAAATTGGACATGTCGGTAACGACCCCCGCTGATCTGGTAAACCAAGCGACAATCGGGACATTGACGCAAAACGTATGGGCGCATATCGCCATCTGTCGCAGCGGGGAACATACCTACGCGTTTTTTAACGGCACCCTTGCCAGCACGTCTGAAGTCGGCACAGCGTCGCTATTGAACGCCGCAACCCCGGTGCTTATAGGGACCGGGAATTATTCGGACTGTTACTTCAACGGTCATATTGATGAACTTCGTATCTCCAAGGGCATTGCCCGCTGGACGGCTGACTTCACGCCGCCAACGGCGGAGTATGATCCAAATATATATATATACCCTATCCCCAATATCGCTACCGTTGACACCCTCAACGCCCCTACGATCAACACAATGTTTCCGCCTACCATTGCAACTATTGATACATTCAACGCGCCATCAATAGAGAGAGCAATACCTGCCCCGACTATTGCAACAGTAGATACCTTTAATGCGCCAAGTTATAAGTTTTCCTACGCCATTCCCACGATCTATACTAACTACTCGTTTAATACTCCCTCTATGTCTGGAGCGGTTATCAACCAGAGCATCACGTTCCCGAACCTTTCTGGACGGCAGATGTCGCTTGAGTTTATTAACACAGACACACTAGGGGGGTCAGAACTTTACCATATACGACTCAAAGCATTTAAGTCTAGCGATCGCACCGATCACTATGATGATTTTCCCAACATGGAGGGTACGCACCTTGGGTTAGAGTTTATCCAATCAGCAGACGAAGAACTAGTTCTTGGATATGCATCCATTGGGATGCTTCGGAGGGATGAATGATATCCAGACAGCGTGATAAGATAGCTAGGACAGAGACCGGTCGTCTCACCCAAATGTATGATGGTAGTTACCAAGACATGCAGCAGTCTACGTCTGAGAAATTTTATCAAGACAAGTTTGGGAAGTTCCGAGAGTCTGAGCACCAAAAAGTAACCAATACCGATGATGACTACCAACAAGTAGAAAACAATTTTACCCCTTACGATTGGGTTCCATATAATCCCAGTACGTTTCCAGCTAATGGGAAACCGAGACCAAAGAGTCCAGGCAAAAAGCAAGGAGGGGACGAGGTATACGAATGTTGGATACAGGGTCACTGTTGCGATAACACCAAGGGTGGACCAATTAAGTTGTATTGTACATACCCGTTTGATGGTCCATACAAAAAACCCAAGTCTTCTACTGAGGTGTGGGTACGCAAGCAAATAACAGAAAACAGCGCTATTATTTGTGCTGAAGAAGTTACGAATTCTAGCCCCGGAAATCGCTGCGACAACCAATTCGATGACCTATGGTGCATGGTTCATGGGCCAACACAAAACATGGAGTGCTCTGTTTATAATCTAGTGACAGATGTTACAGGTTCGGCTGAATGCTCAGCAAATTCTTTATGTTCTCAATTATCATGTACGCCTACAATAACCTCTACTACCAACCAACTTAACGTCGGTGAATCTATTCAGTTAACAGCTGCAAATAAATGCCCAGAGAAGTCTTACTATTTCAAATTGATTTCTGGTGGTGGTAAGGTTTCAAAGAATGGACTGTACGTCGCTCCATTAACTAACCCCGGATGCGCATTTAACCCCACCATCGCATTGGTGTGTGACTGCCAGACGGTTGCAAGCAAAACACTCACAGTAACCAACCCAGAAGAAACGGGGGTGGCGTACAGGAAAGTTGTTTGTGGCTGCATGGGATTAGCGTGCGCACCCCTTACCTATTATGACGAGTGGAATTGTGCAGGCACAAGATCTGCTAGTACCGTGCAATGCGTAAGTGGATGGTTCTGTGGATGTAGTCCTGATAATACATGGGCATCTACTTTCTCTTATAACCCTCCAGCTATGGGAGATGTTAGATCAGAGGCCATGAAAACAAATGGGTGTTGCCCATCTTCGCCGTTATAAGGAAAACAATGAAGCGACTAACAGAAGAAGAATTTAGAGATCACATAGAACGAGAAGTGGCCATACAACGAGCTCGTGAAATATTCATTAAGTCAGATATCACAAAGAATATCACAGTGGCGTTTGAGATGTATCAAGCAATACTTGCAGAGCAAGAGAGAGAGATTAATATTGTTCATCCAAATGATAAACCGGTATCAATATTCGATACATTGCCTCGCCCCAAGTGCGATCTGTGTGGATCTGACATGCTCATCCGTTTCCTTCCTCCGAACACCGAGAAGATAACGAGCCAAACAATTTGCTCAAACTGCGATAACGTATTGGATTTTGATCTTACCCCAGATCAGTGGGTGGATCTATTGAAGGAGCAAGATGGATCTGACTAAATATATCAAGGGTAGGCGCACCAAGAGCGATCCACTTCCGGGGCATAAATTAACCGACAATCCGTGTCCTGCTTGTGGCAAGATGCTCATCCATTCTCCACCGTGTTGCTCGTCCCCCTATCCAGCTCTCCGTTGCAATGGGTGTGGCTATGTTGAATACGAGGAACAAATATAATGCCATTGACATTAAAACTATTTCTGCTTATAGTATCGGTGGAGGCAATAGTAGAGTTATGGAGAAAAAGCGGTCCAACATACCACGTGCGAAAGTGGTTAGTAAGCAAGACTCCGTGGTTATACCATCGTGCTCTACAGACACACCTTCTGGAGTGCGGCCTATGCATGTCGGTTTGGGCTTCTGCGTTAATGACGACATGGTATATGTTGTGGGATACAATCATTCTGGACTTTGCGCTGGTGTGGTTAGGCACGACACGGCTATCGAATTTTTTTCACATTGGGTATAGTTATATGAGGGATAAGCAAACGAACTTACGAATAGAACGCGGGACCAGGAGGTAGATATGTCAACATATAATGCGCAGGGAGAAACCCCTTGGGATTATGGGTACAGTACTTGGGCAGGCAAAGAATCTAGTGATAAATATTGGGCACAACAGAGAGAAGATACGCTTAAAGACAACGAATACAACCAGCAGATACTTTTGGCTAATACCAACAATGCTGGCAGGGGTGGAGGAGGATCTAGTCGAAGTGGATCTGGGGGTGGATCTGGGTCCACCGGATGGGGAAATACATCTGCTGTACCTAGCGGTGGATATGGTTCTGATTTATTTAGTAGATGGAACACACCAGTACCCGATACCAATGGACTCAATAGTTCCGATTCTACAAATATGACAAATGCGTTACGAGAGGCTGGATATGGGCTAGGTGAATATACGCCAATCGATACACCAACGTTTACTGCACCCGAGTACAATAAGGCCGGATATAACTCATACGCCCACGAAATGGCCCAAGGACCCAATAGGGAGCTCTCTAGGATTATCCAAAAGGT